CAGTGTATGGTCTCATTGTAAGCCGATTTTTCCTAGATGCCAAACTATCATTGAAAGTTTTCCTAATTGCTTCGTACTCTTCAAAACTCAAGTGGGATCCTTCAATTTCCATTGAATTTCTCATACTTTCATAAGTTCCTGGGTTGTCATCCTTCATAAATTGACTAATGCATTTAACCACATTAACATCAAGAGGACAACGATGCTCAAAAACTTTTCCAAGAGAACGAGACAAATAAGAAACTTCCTCGATAGGTTTAACATCAGGAGGTCCATTCTTATCAGTATTCGTAATTGTCATTCCAAATTCCTTCATCATATTATCCGCAATAAAAGCTGAATCCAAGTCAAATTGATTACAGCCAAGCATATGATCATCACCATAAGCTTTGACTTTAGTTCCAGATAAAACCTTGTACGCCATAGACCAAACTTTAGTGTCCAACTCATTAGTAGTACTGAGGTACTGCACGCGAATATGTGGATAGTACTCCAGCATATTATATTTGGGAATAGTTAAAGCTTGACGAATAGTACATGTAGCCAACATAAAAACATTGCAAACAATATTAAAGAAAGTTGTAATAAAAAATCCACTAGGATTAGTGAAATTGTTTTTCAAAAGTACATCTCCATAAACTATGAATCCATTTATAGCATTTTCAATAATGAGCCAGACAGCAGTTTGATGCTGTTCCGTAGCTCCTGATCTCTTGTGCCATAAAACAATCCACAATTGAGCGGTTCTACAAATAAGTTTTCAACCTACGATCATACTTTTGATAATCACCACTAAAGATATCACGAATACCAGCCATCATAAAATCAAAAACCAAAGCCGCAGGATCAGTTCCATGAACATCAAGTCCAACAGAACTAAAACTACGAACCGGGTCTTTCATCATCGCAATTTGAAAATCCATTGTGAGCCTACGACCAGCAATAACTCCTGCCATACTTCCCGCTTGTATTGTTCGCATATTTTTACCTCTGGGCAACACTTCCTGTTTTCCAAAAACACAGTAAGCGTCCAAAGGTAATCTACCATCCATCAACACACCAAAGTATTGGTCACAATACTCACGAGCCAAAGGGTCAACAACCTGTATCTCACCAAATGCGTCGTAACGAAGCCAATCTGACTTCTTACTAGCAGTTCCATCCTTCAAACTAGACTTTTGTCCCTTCAACGGTCCTCCAACAGCAGTATTCAACGCCAACGGTTTAATAGGCTTAACACCCCTAACTCCTTCATCAAACGTCTTGATAGTAATATTCTTCATAGGTGGACATTGCTCAAACATCCACTCCGAAATAACATCAAAGAATTCTACTACTTCAAAACCCTCTCTAACAACAAAAGGAGCATCAACCTTAACATCCTTATAAGCCAATAAAGCATTATCAAATCCTTCTTGAGTCGGCCTAACAGGCGCATACCCAAGATCACCATAAATACCATAAAACTCTGATCGCTTATATCCAGTATTCCATGTAAAATTCTGAGCCCAATTCTTGTCCACCGTTCCAGCAACTTGTATTGTCAAACCCTCTTTATAGGGAGTGAACTCCTTATTAACACTAAGTCCCTCACCAATCTTCAGAGAGGCTTCGCCATCAACCTGAGCTGCCTTAGGAGTGGGGTTATAAACCTCACTGATAATAGACATCCAGGCATCATACCAAACTTCATCCAAAGGTATGGAAAAAGACATGCTGTCACTAGGAGCACCAGCACAATGCATTCCCATAATCCGACCTAAATCATCATAATACAAATTACCACAATAACCTTTTCCACCTTTATTCAAGTGCGACCACATAACCGGGCAAGCATATTTCTCATAACGAATATCGCTCACACAACCTTGTACAGGTGCCTCCCGCAGCACTGTGGTCAATTTCTTGGGTTCCATATAGGAGAACCAAGCATTCATACCTGAATAATCAATAGAAGAAGGTGCTAACTTCTTAGGTTTCAAACAAGCTCTGGGTTGCAGAGTCTTTCCAAAAATAAAACAGCATTCGTCCCGTTCGAAATTGATTTGAATATCAATAGGAGCCAAAAATGACCGATTCTCAACGGATTTACTTTTATCAATGCTTGGAATGTAAACATCC